GAACTGGATTTTGATATTCCAATTCATTCCAAATGTGTTTTTTTGAATCCCAGTCTGGATAAAATAAATTCGGCTCTTTTTCAAAACCTTCTAAATTAGTAATAACTGGTTTAGCTATTACTTTAAGACTTTTTTTATCATAAATAACGATGTTCATTTTTTATTTTCCTTTCTATTATTTTGCTAAAAAACTGACGTTAAAATATAAATAGCCTGATAATTTGATATTTGACATCAGAATTACACGTCCATCAACTTCAACATTAAAAACACAGGCTTGTCCTAAACTTGTGTTTCCTGAGAAACTTGTCTTGCTTCGGGGTCTGAAACCGTCTGGCAGTGTTAAAATTAAACTTCCGTTAGTTCTGCCATTTAATTTTTGGTTATCATCTACATTCAAGAATACTGTGCCTGCCTTCTTGTATAACATTGCAGATGTAAATCCGGAAATCTGATTCGCGTTTAAAGTTCCTTGTGTAATTTCGTGCAAATTTTCCACTTTATCCGAAAGCGGTTTATTACTTATTGCCCTAAATTTAGAACTTTCATTGTACGTTAAATTAGTGTCAGCAATACATTCGTAATAAAATTTTGTAACGTTATCAAAGTAAAATTTTCCTGTTGTCTTTGTCCCTATATTCTGGATATTTCCTCCAAACTCTAGACCTATTATTTTTGCTAATGCCTGTATTTCCAGATATCTTCTGTCTGCCGATTCTCTTGTTAAGTATGTCATTGAATTATCTATTGTTACATTTAAATTAGCAGCCTGATCGATTATAATAATACATTTCTCTACTATGTCTATCGCATTTTTTCCATTGTAAACAGGGATATAATCGCCATCTGTTCCTTTATTGTATGCATATAAAATTTCTGTTCCTGAATCATCCTGGGCATAAATCCCCATCTCTGAAATTTTATATGAATTCGTTATTGTACTTGTACCACTTCCAGTTTTGTTAGAAACAATGAAAGTAAATTCCACTATTCCATTTTCTTTTCTTTCGTAACTGTTCACAGGGAATTCATTTCTTTTATCCAGTAAATCTGTTAATTCCCTGTCATTTCCTGTGTTGTATCCAGCTCCAATCTTAAATTTTGTGATATTTATTTTAGTCTCGTTATTTATTGCCTTTGCAAGAAGCTCCCTTCCTTTATTAGTCAATATCCAACCTATGTAATTAGCCATACTACCTCCTTATCTAATCCCTATTGTATTTTCTTTTACAGTTACATTTATTATTCCTTCACTTAAATTCTGTTCCATCCACGGAAGTTCAAAGTTTCTTTCATTCAGAATATTAATTATCAGTTTTTCAGAAAATATCCCAATATGCTTTCCAAACTCTGCAGTCCTGTCAAATGTCAATGCTTCAAGCCAACTTCTTTCATTCTTATATTCATTGACTACATCTAATACTTTAAGATAATCTTTTTCATCTTTAAGTTCTCCCAAAGTAGATATTTTAAAATATCCTGGTCGACCACCATACTCAAACCATTCTTTTATTTCTGCATTTCCAAAAAGAATTTTACAAATAGCCTTTACACTTCCAAGTGTTCCTTTGTTAAAATGGGCTATTACTGCTATTTTTACCAATTCTCTCTTGCTTTCAAGACTGGCATTTTCTCCAACATAATCTACGTGATATTCCCACAATAAATAATCAATTTCCGTTTCACTTAATTTATCAATATCAAGAAAAAATTTGCTTATTATTCTGTTTTTTTGTTGTTTTATTGCATAATCTATTGATTCGTATATCCATTTTGTTGTTTTATCTGTAAGAGTCGATTTTGCGGCAATGTCAGTTAATTTTAAATCCTGTACTGTTATCATAGTTCTTCAACTCCCTGATAATTGCTTGTAATTCCGTTATTTATAGCAACTTGATTAAAATCTAATTTTTGGAATACAGGGCTTCTTAGTACTACTCTTTTAACTCCAGCAATTTTTAATCTTTTAATCAGTTCGTCCGGATTAATATCCTTGCCTATTTTTTCTTTCTGCCAGCTGATAAATTCCTGAATAGTTTTATCAACATTAGATTTTATAATATTTACAAGTGTTTCATTATCCTTATCAATATAATAATCAAAATCTATAGAATAGTTGACTTTATTCGGCTCCTTGATATTTACATTGTCAGTCAGAGGACGCACATTTTCGTCATTTAGTACTGCCTTTACTTTTTCCTTAAGTTCCTGACTTACTGAGCCTGTGTCAGTCCAGATATAGACATCTACATTAGTAGCACTTGGCGAATGGACTTTGACATCAATAATATTTGTACTCGCTGTTTTAGTCCAAAATACATAAGCTCCTGAACTTCCAGCTGTTGTGAAAGATTCAGGAATTTCTCTTATTCTTTCCCTGTAACTTTCGTCTGCTTCTTCATTTGTTCCCGAATTAGTTTCTGTGATGTTTTCTACTTTTGAATAATTCGGATAAATGTCCACCATATCTTTAATTTGTCCAACTGGAATACCATTTCCAATTGTTCCTACTTTATTACATGTAGCTTTTCCGTCTATTGACAGATTTCCTTTCAATATTTTGTATTCCTCGTTTGTTTCAAAGTAAAGTTCATTGTAACGTATTCTTGAGCCCTTCGGAATAACTATGTCAGTTGCTTGAACACTAGATATATAAAATCTGAAAGTTGCTATTGCAGGCTGTTCTACCAGCCTTTTACCTCTGTTCCCATAGATTTCTCCTTTCAAGTCAAGCCTTTCATTTCTGGCATATCTCAAATAATTCTGTTTTATATCATCATTGTATTTCTCTTCTAACAAAGCCAGTTGATACGCTACTGTGCTGAAAATTAATGTCTCGGGGCTTGCTTCTGTCAAACTCCTTCCACTAAGTTCCTGAAATTTATTAATCATATCTCTTTTTATTTCCCAAGCATCGCTGTCTATCGCTTCATATTCCTCAAAATTATCCAATATTTATCACCTCAATTCCCAGTTCAATATCAAAATCATTATTGTGTTTATCTATCATTTTTATTTCTGTGGTTTTTAAAATTGCCCTTGGCTCATATTTTCTAAACATCTCAAGTAACTGAGACATTATTTTATTTTCCACAACGTTTATATTTTTATCAATCAAATCACTATCAAAACTGAAATCACGGTTAAGTGGCTGTTCTTCCTTACAAACTCTTAAAAGCATTCCAACATTTGTTACAACTTCCTCAATATAATTTTTTGGAGAATAATTTATTTCCTCGTTAGATGAAACATATATCATTATTTACCTCCAATCTGATTTCTTAAAAAATTTATCAAAATCTGCCTATCTGTTTCGGAAAAGTTTTTAGCATAGTCAATCATCTCATTAACCTTGTCTGCTGCAATTGTTCCAGCCCTTACCAAATCCATCAATTCATCAATTTTTGCGTCTTTTTTGATTTTTTCAAGCTGATCTAATATTTCCTTTTTCTTATTTTCAGCAATTTGAATAGCTTTATCCACTTTTTCGAGTGTACTGTCCACTTTGCTTTTCACTTTTTCTGCAAATTCCTGTAATTTTGTTTTCTGTTCAGCTTCAACATTCACAGCTTCTGTTTCCGTAAGTTTCTCCTGCTCTTTTTTTTGAACTTTTAACTGTTCTATTATCTGATTATATTTTTTAGGATTATCTATATACTCTTTTAAAGTTAATTCCAGATTTATATAATCAAATTCAGAAGTTTCTCTATTGAAATAAGAGTTTTTTTCATTTATATTTGTCACCAAAAACGGGAAAGCTCCAAATGTTTGACCTCCGAGCGTTAAATAACCATATTCTCCGAACTCCCACATAGTTTTTATTTTGTCAAGCTCTTCCGAGGGCGTTGTTTCATGTATTAATGAAGAAATTAATGTAATTCCAAAAGTTACTTCTGTTAATTCTCTCCCTTGATGTCTTAGCATACCAGGACCATATATTGCAGTATGTTCAGATATTTTAGATTTATATGTTCTATTTATCGCATTGTTAATTGAGAATATCTTTTCATCAGATACTTCAAATACTACATCTCCAAGACTTCCTATCATTGCGGACCTCCACTCATATCTCCACCAGCAGTAACACCATCATGTTTATGTGTATTAAGATTAATGCTTCCGCCAGTTTTTGTAGTTCCGCTTATTTCTAAATCTCCATTAATCACGATTTTTTTAATATTCAAAGTCAATGTATTTTTATCATAGCTCCAACTACCCCCATCAGAAAAAGTTCTTTTCACTTCACTTTCACTACTGGAAGCACCTCGCATAGGACAACCAAGCACAACTCCTTGTTCAGGCATTTCTGAAAAGAATAAGCAATAAACAGTTTGCTCTAAACTGAGTGTATAATTATCGCTATGACTTTCAGAGTAAGGAACTAATACATTAAGCCAGTCCGTTGTCTTGTCATCATCGCCTTTTAACAAAACTCTTACTTTTCCAGTTTTTGAATCTATCGCACTTACTTCTCCTGCTTTTAATGTTTCAATCAATTTAACCACCTGCCTTATCACTTTTTTGTAACAAAAAAATCACAGCTAAATTAATAACTGTGATTTACAAAATTTACTTTTTCAATTTCATTACTAAAACTTTTAATCCATTTCCTGAAATAAAGTTCTCAATTTCTTCAAATCCAAAATTTTTATAAAAAGATAATAATTTTTCATTATCTTCACATTCTAACCATACATAACGGACATTTACTATTTTCTTAGCTTCCATTAATGAATCATAAGCTAATGTCAAAAGTTGTGCTCCATCTATATAATTTTCGGATTTTACTTGCTCTGAATGATTTTTGCCAATTTGTCCTAATAAATAACTATTAACTATATAGCCATCTGTTGTTAATCTTTTACCGTTTTGACAGAGTTTTTTTCTTTGGCTTTTCGATAATGCCTCATAATTTCTTTTTGATATAAGCAAAGGTTTGTTTGCCAAAGAAAAATAACCCAATAAAACAAAATCATCGCTAAAAACTAAATGTGTACTTGATAAACCTGCCTTTTCAAATTCTATTGCTTTGTTATGTAAAAAGTCTTCTATATCTTTATTATAATTATTTTTAAAATTTTTCAAAATACTATCTCTCACGAATTTTTTATCTTTTAATTCGTCCAATAAATCTTGCAAAGATACAATTTTTACATTTTCTATATACATATTATTTTTTGCCAAATATCTTTCGTATTGTATCTGGATTGTTTATAATTTCCACATTTTTTACAGGTTTTCTGTTGGGAGATTTTTCATTATTCAAAGCTTTTATCAAACTATTTACAGATTTTTTATCAAAAGTCATTTCTGTCGTAAAACTTTTTGTAGCCACTTTCACCATCTCCTTTTTATAATTTCTTAATAAATTATAACTTATTTGTAGCAAAAGTGCAACTTTTTTTGACATTGTAATGTTAAAATTTGCAAATCACAGTTATTATATTTAGTTGTCATTGTCCTACAAAACTCTATTTCTTTTTACTAGATTTTTTAGTATTTTTCTTATCTCTTACTCTTTTTCTTGGCTTCTTAGTACTTTTCTTACCTGTTCTTTTACCGCTTCCACTTTTTTTATTGTTAGCCTTTTTAGCTTGTTTTTCAGCTTCTTTTTTTCTTTGTTCTTCTTTAGTTTGGGCAATTGCATTTTTTTCTGCATTTTCTCTAGCTCCAAGTTTCATTGCTGTAATTTCACAAGTATAATCACCACTTATTTCGTGTGTTACCTTGTCAATTATATATTTGCCCTCAAACTTTCCCCAGCTTTCATCAATCTCAATTATTGCTCCAGCTAAGTATTTAGTACTCCCGTCAACATTTAAAGTTATCTGATATTCTTGTTTAAGATTATCTTTCAGAGTCTTTTTTGCAACTTTTTTTGGTTCTGTTTTCCCCCTAGTTCTAACTTTTAAGGTTCTAGTTCTTTTAGTCCTTGTTTTTTTATTTTCTGCTTTCTTTTGTAATTTTTCTTTTGATTCTTTAATTGATTTTCTTTTCTTCATTTTATCCTCTTATTTTTTCTTGGATTTAACCTTTTTAATTGGCTTTTTACTAGCCTTTTCCCGACTTTTCTTGTTAGTTTTCTTACTGTCTTTACTTTTAGATTCTTTTTCTTCGGTTGTAACTTGATTACGCCTATCAATTTCCTCTTTTGTGATCATTTCCTATACCTCCTTTTTCTTTTTAG